AGAGGATGAGGATGAGGATGAGGATGAGGATGAGGATGAGGAAGAAGAGGAAAGCGACAGCGACAGCGATGATGATCAAAAAGGTAAGGGAGACGGAGACAACGAAAGCTCATACTATGACGAGGATTTCCTCAAGGAAGTCGTAGAGGGGGCGTGCTTTACATCACAAGAGTTCCCTGTCAAAGTGGGTTCGAACACAGTGATGCGTCACAAGAACGTTGCTGATATCCTACAAGAGATCCTCGAGGTGCTCAAAGCATTCAACAGCAACAAGTAGAATAAAAAAGAAGGACAAGGCAAGGCAGATTGAATACAAGTTTCAAGCATCGTTTTCGTTGCTGTCGTTGTCATTGACATAGTTTTTGGGAATAAACATTTTTCGCTGCTCTTTTTTGGGATCTTTATTCTTTTCTTTTCGTGCCGAAGGAATATAAGATTTGTGAATCTTGTCATAATTTTCGCGTGTCACCTTGAGAACAAACGCATACGCATCTTCGATTTGTTCCATATCATACCCTCCTGTGATAATAACGGACCCGCTTTGAAATACGATAATGGTGATTCTTTTGCATTCTCCTTCTTCTAATCCTGACCCACGTGGCATGATACATTTTTCTTGACATCTACAGAGCCCCACACGTTCTTGTTTGGGTACTCTTTTGTTCCAGACATAACTGATCTTCAAACCGGGGTAATCGATGGGCTCATATTGACAAAACACACCATAATTATGAAGCACGATGTCCTTGAGATGCATGCGATTGATGAAAAACGGAAACTTAAAATCAGAATTGATCAATTGGGTCTGATAGTTGCTGGGGCGTAAGCGCAATTCGGGTTCATAAGGATGGGTGTCGTAAATTTCAGGGTCATCACACTTCATTCTTTTCAGGACGGAAATGAGATGCGCCAAGCACCAAATACCTTGGGCATTCGACTTGAGACCCGTCATTTGCACCACGCCATTGTAGAAGATCTTGAGGTTCTGACGATAGATAATATCATTTTCTTCATCGTACTTTTGTAAAATAACTGTACATTGTTTGTCAAAACGCTTTTTTTCCGTGCGTTTACGGTGGTTGATGGTCAGCTTTTTATGAAATCCCTTATAGTGTGTGGCTTCGTCACGCTTGCCGTATTCCGCATACGTCATCCCCGTCTTTTTCTCATTTTCAGCTACGATGGCGAGGTGATGATAGAAATGCGTCAAGTTGATATGACAACCGATACAGCCGGTTGCGGTTATGGTGGATACAGTCAGAGGGCGTGTCAGCTCCATCGTTTGATTTTTTCTTTCGGTGTCCTTCTCCATAGAGATTGAACAAATGTATCGACCTTCAATTTTTCCGTCTTATATACTTTTACTTGTTTTGGCCTTATATAGTTTTTTGACCAAAAGAATAAAAAGAATGTCATGGATATGTGAACTAGAACCAACTAAACCCGCCTCTTGCGTTTGGACACAACACACGTGGCACCGGCATTTTGCTTTTGCATGTATACCTCCAACATGTTGACGTATTCTTTTTCCAAGGCATCCAGTTCTTGCCACCAAATATCTGATTCTTTCAGCAACCCGTACTCATGCAGCATCTTGTTCAGATCCTCTACATCTTTCAACAGAGCCTTGTAACGCTCTTCCGTAAAGCTGTAAATCTGCATCTTGAGCAAGTAATCATATGGACCAGACGGATCCTGAAAGGTTGGATATCCTAGCTTTTGTAATTGAACCTCTACATCTTGTCGCTTTGTCTTCATGATCTGAATCTTGTCGCGCATGACATCCCGAATAAAGGCCGCTTTGGCACTCGCTACATCGCGTTTGTGCTCCATGTCTTCGATATTTCGCTTTTTGCGCTCAATGTAGTAGCGCATGCGTAAATCGTAAAAGGCACACAAGATATCCTTGACTTGATCGTACTTTTGAATCACCCCCTTTTCGTTAAAGGCATGCATGTTGGTAAGATTGATATTCTTGTTGACCAAGTGGAAGGTCGCTTCGAATTGCGTCACGTGACCCTCGGAGGTGGTCTCCAGCAGCTTGTCGAGCGCATCTTCGGCAAAGTGGAGGATAAAGTGTACGTTCTTGGCGCTATGGGATTCTATGTTTTTCAGGATCTTGGGATTCTCCAGCGAAAAGGTCTCGAGAAAATTCTTGTAATCTTCCGTCCATGTGCCGATGGGAAGTTCAGTGATGGCGACAGTGGTCTTGCTCGTCCGAGCGTATGTTCCCACAGATGCATAAGACTTGCCCTGTACCAGTTCATCGATCCTTCCCGTGAAGCCACGGTACCACGGTTTCAAAGCGGGAAGAGATTCGCGATCCTGTATCATCAAGCGCATCACATTAATGATGTCGAGTGGGTTAAAACTGGGGATATTGGTCGAGTACGCCGTACCGATACCCAGTGCGCCATTGACCAGGATGAATGGGATGATGGGTACATAGTACTCGGGCTCGATAGGAAAGCCATCATCGTTCAAGTAGGTGAGCAACTTGTTGTCATCCTTGGGAAATATCTTGAACGCGATGGATTCCAGCTGCGTGTAGATGTAACGCGACTGAGCCGCATCTTTGCCTCCCAGATTTCGCGATCCAAACATACCATTAGGCATGAGCAATTGAATGTTGTTGGACCCCACGAAATCTTGTGCCATGCCTACGATCGTGGCCTGGAGACTCGCCTCACCGTGATGGTACGCCGCATGCTCACTCACATATCCCGCCAACTGAGAGACTTTGCATTCTTGGGTGAGATTGCGTTTGAAGCAGCTGTATAACACTTTGCGCTGACTCGGTTTGAGTCCATCGATGACGTTGGGGATGGAACGCTTGGTGTCATAGACGGAAAAGTGGATGAGTTCCTTGTGGAAAAAGTCGCTGAAAGGAATGGTCTGGATATTGTCTTCACCGGCAAAGATACTCGCATCGGGATCGTACTCACCCAGCCACTTTTTGCGTGCATTGGCAAACTTCTTATTAAACGCGAGATCAAACAGGGCATGGATATTGTCCGAATTGTGCTTGGCATAGCGTACGATGTGCATGTCGCGGAAATACTCCTTGGCTTCTTGGTCGTTTGAGGTACCCAATCCCTTGTAATATTTGATCTTCCACTGCGAAAGCGTGTTGTTTTCCTCTTCGTCTTTAGCCCATTTTTGATAGTCCATGAGATTGTAGAAACTCTTGCTTTCGCCTCGCTGTCCACCACCGCCACCACTCACACGCGTCACCTTGACGATAGGCGTGACCATACTCACGATGAAGTCTGGCTTTTCTAGTAGGGTGGGCCAGAGCGTCTGAAACATATTCATAAGTAGCCCTCTGATATGACTACCATCCGAATCTTGATCGACCATCAACATGATCTGCCCATAACGTAAGTCGCTGATATCCGTATATTTTCTCCCGGACTCCAATCCCAAAATCTTCTTGATGTCTTGAATCTCCTTGTTTTCCACAAGTTTCTTATCCGCCACGTCTTTTACATTGAGCAACTTGCCACGCAGGGGAAACACACCATACTTATCACGACCCACCTCGGCCAAACCTTCGAGCGCCATCGTCTTGGCTGAATCACCCTCGGTCAGAATCAAAACACATTCTTGGGAGCGCGAGGTTCCCGCCCAGTTGGCGTCATCCAATTTCGCCAAACCACGAATCTTGTTTTGTTTTTTGCCATCTGTCTTCTTGTTCTGCGCCTGCATACTCTTGTCCGAGAGGTTCAGTGCCTTTTCTACCAATTCACCGCTCTTGTAGAGCCTTTCGATCATACGGTCAGGTACATCGGCCTTGCTTCCGAACTTGTACTGCGGTGTGGTCAAGACATCTTTCGTTTGACTATCAAATGAAGGGTTGTTGATGGTACACTTGAGAAAAACCATGAGATAGTTTTTAATGTGCGTCGTCTTGACATCGCTGTTCTTGCGCTTCTTATTGATGGCTTCTACCATTTTGTTACATAACTGATTCACGATGTAGTCCACGTGTTTACCTCCACGAATGGTCCACAATCCGTTCACAAACGAGACCTGTTCCATCCCGATGGTGTCCGTATGGGAAACGACTATCTCCCAGCGATCATTGATCACTTCTGAAACACGAGCTCTCTCGGTCTTGGGTCCTAGATACAAATCCACATACTTTTCAAATGTCTTGTACTCCAGTTTCTCATCATTTACCCACACCGTCACATCTGCATCGGTCAGAGCACACACATCCATGCATCTCTTCAAAAAGAGTTGATAAGTATCTTCATCGAGCTTGTCTTCGTCGGCATCTGTGTTTTCCTCGGCGCTTTGCCGTCTCAACCTCTTATAATCTGGAACAAAGCTGATCTTGGTATATGGCTTTTTGCTGCTTTTGTGGACGACAGGTTTGGTCTTGTGTAGCATATTTTCGGAAAAGGTCTGTTTGTAGGACAAATTCCGCGTGGCATCTACCGTCTCGATAGAGAAGGTCTCGCTAAAAATGTTGCACGCCTTGGCACCGATGCCGTTTTGTCCTCCGATAATTTTCTCCTCTTCTTTCCGATTGTCGTCATAGTTGGTGGAAGTGAGTAAATGGCCAAAGATGAGTTCGGGGATATAGACATTGTACTCGGGATGCATAAAGACATCGATGCCCGATCCGTCATTGAATACGCTTATTTCCCCTGTTTTCTTGTCGATATTGATCTTGATGGTCTTGACGAGATGCACGTTTTCCCCGAGAAGCTCTCTGTACTTGAGTTTCATGCGCGTGACGTGGTCGATGGCATTGACGATGATTTCATCAAAAAGTTTGTACAGCGCAGGGATGATCTTGACATTCTTCTTCACAATCTTGTGCGCACTAGGATCATAGACCCATGTGTTATACTCATCGGGATCCATTGACCCAACATACATACCGGGACGGGCCAACACATGCTCTCTTTGGTTGAGTTTTTTGTACATGACGGTATCCGTTTTGCAGCGAGTGGTTTAGAAAATAATAAAAACAATATGCTTATACCTGTTTCAATTTTTCAAAAAATATGCAGTCACGCCATCCAAATCCGCACAATCAGTATCGCAATTCAGAGGAGTGCAAGTTGCGATGGCATAACCCGCAACAAACATTTACCATTACGGCGTTTGGGGACACTTGATTGTATTTTTCAGGAATAGTATCAAAGGATTCGTTTTCATAAAACTCATCGCGGTGCTTCTGAAAGAACAGATCCAACTTGCACAAACGCCCACTCACATGTGAGCTACAACACGGTCGCTTCTTCAAAGGAAACTCGACTACGAAGCGATACTTACCATACATATAGATGTTGTCCTCTGAGTACTGCATGCAGTTCCTGTATTCAATGATTTCAGCCTTCTTGTGAATATGTTGTCGCAAAAAATCCTGGCTCTTGTTTTGACACATGACCCATTCGTAGAGGTTGTCCCCGTATTTTTCACGCGCCCAATGCTCGGACTTGTTCTTCATGTTCATCCAGTATGGTAAGCCATAGGAAACGAGTAGCTCTTCTCCACGGATGATGTCACGATTGGCCACGAGAAAGATGCGCGGACGCCAATTTTGAGGATCATGTTGTCCCTGGGCAAAATGAGACATCTTCCCGATGTAAACACGGAACTCTTTGAAGTCACAGTTATTGGAAAATCCAGAGACATCCGGGTGCAACGCATCATTGGCATATTGCGCCACCCCATACGTGTTCCACCAAGAATCGCCTGCTTTTGAACCGTCAATCTCATAGTCATCACAATCGATGACATATTCGTAGGCATTTCCGATTTTTGATGCCTCGTTATTATCCTTCTTATTTCCTTTGGAACATTGTTTGTATGATCCGGCATACGCCGTGAGGGGGGTATTTTTGGGCATATCATGTGCGGCAAAAACACCACGTCCCGGACACACGTTTGAAGTAGCCAAGTACACCCGTCGGCAAGACAGTGATTTCATGTGTTCTCTGCCGTGATTGTGACGGTCATACTTGTCGGTATTCACCAATTGAGAAACATCAACTGTGCATTTCTCCTCCATACTATACCTATGGATGTAAGGCAGTGTAGCCTTTATGGCACACATGATGAATAGTCAGTCTACTTTGAAAATTATGCAGATGTGCAAAATCTGTAAAAGGTCTGATCACCCGCGTTTTCCAAGTATCGCGTGATACGAATCAAGTCACCCGGTTTTCCTCCGATAAATCGGACAACGGCATCGGTCGAAAGTATCAGCGGAAGGTGTTCAAATTTTTGGATGTTAAATTTTCGCAAAATTTCTTTTTTTTCATCTTGATCATGTACGACTTGGTGAGGATCTACCAAGACATGTTTGGTCACATTATATTGTAATTCGTTCAAATGAAACACTTCTCCTGTTTTCTCGAGTTGTTCGGAGACAAATGTCAATAGGTCGTTGGGCAAGCCGATGTACCGTTTGGTATTCTCTTTTGTGAGAACAAAAATGAAATGTTCGACTTCCTTATCGATGTTTTGAAGGAAAGACCGTTTGGATTTATTGAGATTCGTAATATCCCAATTTTCTTCGAGGTCGATAATGATATGTAACCATCCCAAATCAAAGTGGAGCGTGGAACCTTCCACTACCACATCACTCATTTTTTCTTTCAGGCTCGCTCGCGCCTCTTTCCATTGGTCGCTTTGCTCGGACCTTTTTTCCAGCATTTCTTGTAAGATATGAAGGCTTTTATGCACTTTTGCGACGTTGATCATTTACTCTTGTTGTCACGATGTATATTATAGAGAAACAATTGTTTTTTCATATTTTTGCGTTTTATTTTTTCTAGAAAATTGTCATTTACGTATAAGTATCAAACGACCAGAATGACCAAAGTACTGTTCTTTGGCACGCATCCCCATCAGTTTAACGGCTATTCCAAGGTTGTTTATGAGCTCATGAGATGTATGTCCAAAATGTCCGATATTCAACTCACTGTTTACGGCTTTCAAAACTTTTACGAAAATCAAAACCATCGTCCAGAGATGCCTTCGAACATCTTTGTCTATGACGCATTTGCGAACGAGCGCCCCAAAAATATGGGGTTTGGTGTGACCGAAATCCAAGATTTTGTCAAGCTCAACGATCCCGACGTGTGCATCGTCTACAATGACATGATTGTTATCTCCAACATCGTAAATGAACTCAAGAAGATTCCCGACCGCAAGTTTAAAATCATCACTTACGTGGATCAAGTCTATCTCAATCAAAAAAAGATATTCATCGATTTCATCAACAACAACTCTGATGTCTCCATCCTCTTTACGGATTACTGGAAGGAAAACATCCTTCAGCAAGGGCTCAAGACACCCGCCTACTCTCTACCACACGGTTTTAACCCGCAAGCCTTTTACCCCATTCCCAAATACATCGCAAGACGCTATTTTGGGATTCCACAAGACGACTTTATCATTCTGAACTTGAATCGCAACCAACCCCGTAAGCGCTGGGACATTTGCTTGAAAGCATTCGCAGAATTGGTCAGTCGCAACATGGACAAACCCATTAAAATGGTCATTGCCACTTCCCTCGTCGGTGCCTGGAATCTGATGGAGATCTTTGAAAGAGAACTGAGTAAGCGTAATGTCGCGCTGGAAGAAGGTATCAAGCACATCATTACCATCGATAACCCGCAGCGTATCACGGATGAAGAAACCAACATTCTTTATAATGTGGCTGACATAGGTATCAATACGTGCGATGGCGAGGGTTTCGGCTTGTGCAATTTCGAGCAAGCAGGCGTCGGTATTCCCCAAGTGGTTCCTCGACTGGGAGGTTTCATGGATTTTTTTAGTGATGAAAATTCTATTCTCATCGATCCTTCCATGGCATACTATGTGGACACTACGCGCGACTCTGTATGTGGAGAGGCACTGTTAATTGCCTACAACGATGTGGTAGATGCAATAGAAACGTACTATAGCGATCAAAACTTGCGCCAAAAGCACGGACAAGCAGCTCGAGAAAACATTTTGAAAAACTATGCGTGGGGCGATATCGCCGAAAAACTGCGTCAAATTATCCAAGAGCACACACCCAGTGGCGTGCACGAAACGAAAAAGGATGTTTCGAATCTCGTCAGTGACGTGGAAAAGATAGATACTTCAGATCTCAAAAACTTGTCTGGACCACAAGCACAAGCATCATCACCGCCACCGCCACCACCCGAGACAAAGAAACCTGATGATCAGGAGAATAAGTCACCCGAAGAAAAAGCGAGGATTTTTAAGGAGATCGAAGAGATGAAACGAAAGTTGGATGCCATGCTCAAAAGTATTTGAGTAAAAAAAGCGCCCTATATTCTACCACGACATAAGAGAAACATGATCAAAAATGTCTCGCGTGTTTTGTCAATGGTTTTTTTACACAATTTGATCACAGGATTCATCTTGTTTTTTCTTTATATTTTTATTTCTTTATATTTTTCTGGAAAAAGCATTTTTGATGTATAATAAATGATGCTTGTTTTCGCCATGACCGTAAAAAATCTTCACCATTCTTAATGATGTTGAAAATTTTGTCGAATAAGCTTGACCTTTTCAGTATGTATATTCTCTTTCCTGTTGGTAGCGTCCATGACGCCAAAGAAAAAGCGGGAATCGGTCATTTACTCGAACACTTGCTGTTCAAGACAAAAAACGAGGCATTACATAATCGATTCAAGTTGCTCGGAGCCAACATAAATGCGAGTACATCCAAGGAATTTACCAGTTATTTTATCACCGTTCCTGCTAAACATGCCAAAGCCGGTATCGGTATCATGAGCCAAGTCGTTTCGGAATTTGGCATCACGGAGCGTACCTTGCATGAAGAAAAAAGAATCGTGCGGCAAGAAATGGCCTACTCCACGAGCGAGCGAGACGCGTTTGACATTGTGTTCTCGGAAACCCCGTTTTCTTCAAAGATACTGGGAACGGAAAAAACATTGGCATCTATCACGCTGGATGATCTCCGTCATTTTTACGATATGCACTATCACAAAAAAGGCTGTTTTATTTGTGTATCATGCCCAATCCATCAAAAAGATGGAGTCGACAAGCAAATCACCAAGCACTTTACATCACATTTACAAAAGGACCCTTTTTCCAGCTTACGCGGTGACTTTCTCCGAGACAAAACACAAGATAAAGTTGAAATTCATAAAAACAAACAATTCGGATTAGACATAGGTTTGATCACTCAAAAGTATGATAGAAGATTCATGATGATTCTCGAGTTCATCATCCACCTACTATGCGGAGGATTGGCAAGCAAATGGTACAAAGTTATGCGAAGAGAAACCGGACACGTATACAGTTTGAGCATTTACCAACACAATTTCTGTTCTACGGGAATTATCCGCGTCGTTTGTACCTCAAACAACAACATGATCGATGTATTGGCAAAAGCATGTGACCTTATCGCTCACGCTGCCCAACACGGTATAATCGAGAATGAAGATGAGCTACGAGAAGAAAAAAATGCATTTCAAAACAAAATGATGATGGTGTTTGCTGACGTCCCCAAAACAGTAGAATTTATGGCCCAAGATATGTTTTTGTCTCGTCAGCGCGCCATTTCGCCTCGTGCACACATAAAGTCCATCAAAGAGATTTCCATGGCAGATGTGAATGATATTGCCAAACAGATCTTTTCGGGATCTAAATTTGTGATGGTGGGAAATAATACAAATGAAAGTGATACAAAATTGGCACGTCGTGCGCGTGGAATACTTTCACAATGTCGCGAAAGAAAATAAAATAGTCGCCTACTTCTAGTCTTCGTCATCCGAGTAAGGATTATTGTCTGTATTACTTTCATGATACGTCTCAAAAGGATTGACGCCCTTGCTGTTTTTCACCGGAATCTGAATACCCGTACCCATGTTCCATTGCGAAGCTATTTTTTTACGTAAACAGTAAATGCGCATTTCATTTTTTTCCGTGAGATCGCTCAGTTTGGCATCGATCTGTTGCTCGATCGGTTTTCCGTCCAAATGATCCAGCATCTTTTGGGCGGATGATCGCCTTACCACATAACCATGCATCAAGAAATACCGATTGACATCGTAATAGCTTTGGAATTTACCGCACACGAAGCACACACACCCTAATAAAATGATGTCCCAATTTCGTGGTATGGTATCCATGACCTTGTTTAATTCACCGATCACTTGGTTTTCGTTGAAGCGCACATCGTCTTCGAAAATAAAGGCGTACTCCTTATTGGTCTTTAAGAATTCTTTGTACACGTTTAGGTGTGACAAGTAGCATCCTACCGCCCCGCGTGTTAATTGGTAATGATACTGACGATACCCCTTGGCTTCGTTGTCGAGAAGCAGAGGCAATGCCTGGGGAGATACCCATTTAGACAAATCCAATTTCCGCCCGTTGACCCCCTCTATCCGCATAAAAGGCACATCCTT